CAGTATGCTTGCTATGGGGCATTTTCTAAACCCTAACATTCTGACAGTTTGTAATGGAGCAAGAGAGTAACCAACTCTCAATCACAGTGTGGTTAGCACCGTCGCGGGCGAGCTCATTCCCCGTCTTATGCTTCCTGTGAGGATCGAACTCACCTTAGGCAAATTATGAGTTTGCTGCATTCACCAGATTGCTAAGGAAGCAAATAGGACTACCGGGAATTGAACCCGGTTCACACCGTTATAAGCAGTGGGCATTAACCAATATGCGATAGTCCCGTAGATGAATTATTGTGCCTCATTGTTTGCATCCCTGTATATTCGTATGAGGTCATCATCTGCGGGCATCATCACTGCTGCTTTACCATCTTCTCTTACAATACCAATATGTTCTCCTTTTTCAACTCTCTCAATCAATTTGTCCCAATTCTTTTGAGCTTCATCAACACTGAACACATCCATTATTCTTCCTCCCCATCTTCACCCTTTTTTTTATTGAAACCAAATGGTCCGTCTTTTTCTTCCAGTGCAAGTTTCAATGCAACAGCACCAACTGCTTCCATAACTTTGATAATCTCTTCAGGTTTTGCATCTTCACCAAGTTCTTTGGCAACGTACCAATACTTAGGCCAGAATGTTTCACCTGCCTTTTGATAGTCTTCTAGAGTTAATAGTTTCATGATTGTTGGTCCCTCATATGATGAATTATATAAGACATTTGACTATTTGTCAATAAAGTATTTTTCAATGACTTCCAAACGCTCCTCTTCTTTTGCAATCAAATCAATTTGATCTTGAATAGCACCAAGAACATCGGGATGTTCACCAATACCAACAGGATTGGAAAGATAAACTTCAATGTTCATTTTTGATTTTTTAATGTTCCCAATGGCAAGTGCCTTGAGAGCATCCAACATTTCTCTTCTCATAATAGAATTGCTCCAATAATGAATCCTTTTGCAAATGCAAGACAAAGCATTTGATAATCAGTCAGGTTAAATTTATCCTGAAATCTGACTATCATTCTCTTATCCCATTCTTTTAATTTATTCAACCAGCGTACCATATATCCTCCTCATTCTACATGTACTGTACCAATCATACCTGCCCCTTTGTGTGGACCACACCAATAAGTGTAATCACCAGCATCAACAAATTTGATGTCTTGTGATTCACCAGGTGAGAACATCAATGATTCTCTGGATAGATCTGGACGACCTTCCACAATAATATTATGTGGGGGTAGCATGTTATTTTCAAAATGAACTGTTTCTCCTGCAGAGATAGTAACCTCTGAAGGTTCAAAAACTAAACTTCCATTTGAACCCATCGTTACATCTACTGCCCATGCGGGAGCAGCAAGAAAAAGTGTAGCAACAAATGCGAAAATAAACTTCATTGAGTTTACGCAACTGCTTTTATATAGCATGAAAAAGGGGGTTTAATACCCCCTTATTATATCACCAGTAGAGCATTCCTGCAAGCATAATCAGGAAACATATGATTGTGAAGACTAGGAGACCACCTGCTCCTATCCATAACCATCTGGGTATGGTGTCTTCACCGTTTGATTCGTGGTGGTGGTCTGAATGGACAGTCATAGCATCCTGCTCCGCAACATCCTCTAGTTTTCATCATATAATCTCTCTAGTTTTTCTCTTGAGAGATCAACATACATTACCTCTTCACCAGGAAGAGGTGCTTCTGGATGTCTAGTTGTTTTGATAGGAGTGTCCATCTCATTAATTGATTTGATGTTCGCCCACATCAGGGCGAACGCACCACCACCTATAGCAAATAAACATCCAAAGAAGAGTAATGGTATCATTTAATTACCCATGTGTCTGAAGTTTTCATATAAAACTCTAGTCGTTTTATATGTAGTGATAATAAGTCGGGTAAGTAAATACCCGATAAGTAATCCTAGTGCAAATTGAATCATACTACTTCCTGAATAGACTGAACTGTATCATGGAGTTCTCCAATATCACGGAGACCTTCGGCACTAAACCAAGGAGCATTTGCCCAACTAAATCCTTCACCCATGGTGCTGTCGGGTGCTGTGATATACCAATGACATTGAACATCAGGCACATCCACGGCACACTTCGACCAATCATCACTCCACTGTGGGACTTGAACCCACATTAGAGCGGCAAACATGATACCAAATAGTGATGTAATCACAGTGCATTACCTCTTGGAAGAACTTCCTCAGGGAATACAAAGTTCTCATGTGGTTGATCAGCAGGTGCCAACCAAGCACGAAGACCTTCATTCAAGAGAATATTCTTGGTATAGAAAGTCTCAAACTCAGGGTCTTCAGCTGCTCTAATCTCCTGACTAACAAAGTCGTAAGCACGAAGGTTGAGAGCAAGACCGATAATCCCAATGCTGGAAACCCAGAGTCCCATAACTGGAACAAAGAGCATAAAGAAATGAAGCCAGCGCTTATTACTAAAAGCAACACCGAAGATTTGCGACCAAAATCTGTTCGCAGTGACCATTGAATAAGTCTCTTCTTCCTGTGTGGAATCAAATGCCTTGAAGGTGTTTGCTTGTTCACCATCTTGGTAGAGTGTGTTTTCAACAGTTACTCCGTGAATGGCAGATAGAAGAGCACCACCCAGGATACCTGCTACACCCATCATGTGGAATGGGTTGAGCGTCCAGTTATGGAATCCCTGGAGAAAAAGTAGGAAGCGGAAAATAGCGGCAACCCCAAACGATGGCGCGAAGAACCAGGACGACTGTCCCAGAGGATATATGAGAAAGACGCTAACAAAGACAGCGATAGGACCAGAAAAAGCAATAGCATTGTAGGGACGGATACCGATTAGACGTGCCAGTTCAAACTGGCGGAGCATGAAACCGATTAGAGCGAACGCACCGTGGAGAGCAACAAAGGCCCAAAGCCCTCCAAGTTGGCACCACCTGACGAAACTGCCCTGAGCTTCAGGACCCCAAAGTAGAAGAAGAGAATGACCCATAGCATCACCAGGCGTTGACACAGCCGCCGTGAGAAAATTAGCACCTTCAAGATAGGAACTAGCAAGCCCGTGGGTGTACCAAGACGTGACAAAAGTCGTGCCAGTAAGCCAGCCGCCAATGGCCAGATAAGCAGTGGGAAAAAGTAGTAGTCCAGACCAACCCACAAAGACAAAGCGATCTCGTTTAAGCCAGTCATCAAGGACATCAAACCACCCCCTCTTTTGTTGTTGTAGTGTTGAAGCAACCATGATTATTTAAAACCTCCTTTTAAGTTTTTTGTTTTTTTGTTAGAAATATCTAACACTTCAATATGTGATTTGAAGAGTGGTGGAGTGTTAAACCACATTGATTGAGCTTCTAGATAAGACTTAAAGATCTTACTATCACCATTAGTAAAATGGAATCGGTATTCATGCCTATCATAGGGTTCATCCGATGTTTGCTCAAACCAGTCAAGCACTCTTTCTTCTGGATCTAGTTTACCATTCATTAGATTTTCGTAAAGAAATTTAACATTTTAATTATAAAAAAAGGAGACCCGAAGGTCTCCTAAAATTATAGCAAACTATATCAACCTACGCTAGGTGCGATGAGTGCAACAGGAGTTGACTCAGCAGCAGCAAGGTCGAGAGGGAAGTTGTGAGCATTACGCTCGTGCATGACTTCCATACCCAGGTTTGCTCTGTTAAGAACGTCTGCCCAGGTGTTAAGGACGCGACCCTGACCATCAAGGATGGACTGGTTGAAGTTGAAACCGTTGAGGTTGAATGCCATGGTGCTTACGCCCAGTGCGGTGAACCAGATGCCGACTACTGGCCATGCTGCCAGGAAGAAGTGCAGTGAACGGGAGTTGTTGAACGATGCATATTGGAAGATCAGACGACCGAAGTAGCCATGGGCTGCGACGATGTTGTAAGTCTCTTCTTCTTGACCGAACTTGTAACCGTAGTTCTGGGACTCGGTTTCGGTGGTTTCACGGACGAGCGAAGAAGTAACGAGACTTCCATGCATAGCAGAGAAAAGAGATCCACCGAATACCCCAGCAACACCGAGCATGTGGAACGGGTGCATAAGGATATTGTGTTCTGCTTGGAATACAAGCATGAAGTTAAAAGTACCAGAAATACCAAGAGGCATGCCATCAGAGAAAGAACCTTGACCGAAAGGATAAACAAGGAATACTGCGGATGCTGCTGCAACAGGTGCAGAGTATGCTACGCAGATCCAGGGGCGCATACCCAAGCGGTATGACAGTTCCCACTCACGACCCATGTAGCAGAAGATGCCAATGAGGAAGTGGAAGACTACGAGTTGGTAAGGACCACCATTATACAGCCACTCATCGAGTGATGCGGCTTCCCAAATGGGATAGAAGTGAAGACCAATTGCGTTGGAAGAGGGGACAACAGCACCAGAAATGATGTTGTTACCATACATGAGAGAACCAGCGACTGGTTCGCGAATTCCGTCGATGTCCACAGGGGGAGCAGCGACAAACGCAGTAATAAAGCATACGGTTGCTGCCAACAGAGTTGGGATCATCAGCACACCGAACCAACCGACATAGAGGCGGTTATTGGTAGAAGTTACCCACTGGCAAAACTGTTCCCAGGTGGATGTTTGTGTTTGTTGTCTTGAAAGTGTTGTCATTTGAAATAGGGTTAAGTATGAGTGCGGGGTGGCACTGAGTATAGTATTCCTAATCTACCCTCCAGATCAGGTATGAGAGACTGTTGTTTAATGACGCTGTTTAGTCTCGGTGAGGCGTCGAATAGTCAAGTGAGGAAACCCTCACTCGTCTATGTATTTATATTAAGCGATTTCTCCCGATTTGTCAACCCCTCGATTTGGGTTTTTTCTCTTTGGTTTTGTTTTTAATAATTATTACGTTTTTAGTGTAGTCTGGAACAAATTCTAAAACGTCATCATGACCCCAACACAACTCTTCATAGAGCATATTGAGACGAGCCATGTCTTCCCACAAATCATTGACATGTTCCATGTTTTCTTCCATTAGTATAAAAATTCCTCTTGTTCAGTTAATAAAGTTACATCAGATGTTGGGAGTGCAACACATGTAAGGACGTATCCTTCTTCAATTTGATCATCATCCAAGAATGATTGGTCTTCTTGGTTTACTGTTCCTTCTACAATTTTACCAGCACATGATGAACATGCACCTGCACGACAAGAATATGGCAAATCAATACCTGCTTCATCAGCAGCATCTAGGATTGTAGTATTCTCATCACACTCAAAAGTTTCAACATTACCGGATGGATCTTGGATTGTAATAGTTGGCATGTGCTTTGTTTTACTACGCGATTGTATTTATTTTAAGTTACTGTGTCGCAAATGTCAATGTGCTACTTTCCTTCCCATCCAGGTGGAAGTGTTCCAAAATACGGATCATAATCAAACAATCCATCCCAATCTTCAATGCTAGAAGCATCATTCTTCCAAAAGTTCCACAGACCCTCATAACTACTCTTATGAAAGACATCGATATGAATATCATGAATGTCTGAACCCAATTCAATCTTATAAAGAAAGAGAGGGATTGCAAAAGTATTTCCAGAATTATAAATCAAATCGTCGGCAACAGCACGAGGTTTGACTCCGTTATCAAGTTTGTATTTGTCACCTCTAGTATGAAGGTCAAGTAACTTTTGAGCATATCGACGATTGATTAAATAACATGCCGTTGAAAAGTCATTAACAAATCTTCGATGTAGTTTTACATTGACCTGTGCAGGATTAATAATTGCAAGTTGAACTACATCATAATCATAAGGAATCTTACAAAAGAAATCTTTCCAAGAAAATGGCCAATAACTAGCAGTATTAATGTCACAATCATCCTCCATGATGAGAGCACATTGTTCACCAGAATTTAGAAACTCTTTGAGTGCTTTGAGATGTGAAGTGACGCATCCAACCTCACCAGAATTCATGTTGTCAGGATAACGTCCTTTCAATATTGAACCAAGATCATCTTCGCGTCCATCATAAGCAGATATACGAGTATAGTTTTCTATTTCCCAGTATTTCAATTGTGATTCCATCGACTCCCATCTATCCTTCTTGTCATCCAAATTAATGCAATAGATGTGAGGAAGTCCTTTGAATTTGTATACTGATTTATTTTTATCTGCTGGGTCGTTCATAATTCAATACGAAAAACATTTTGTGGGAGATACTGTTCCTCATAAAGGAAAGTAATTTTATTAGGATACTTATCTATAAGTTCGTCTGCAACTTGTTTAACAACACATTCATTTTCAATTACAAAAACTTCGTGCCCATTTTCAAGTAGATCTAAACAAAGTCGGTATTGTTGACTCTCGGTTATAATATCAGTTCCTTTTTTGTAAGAAATATAATCAAAACAGAATGGAAGATTTTCTGTATTTTTTTCTATGAAATAATTTTTTAAAAATTTTGCATGTTCATCATTAAAATTATCAGTTGTCAATCCTAGATTATATTCAAGTCCAAGTTTTTTGGCATAAGCAGCAAAGGCACGATTGTCTCTAGGTAGGCAAGGACCGCCAAATCCATATCCATAGTTCAGATACTTTTTGCCAACTCTACTATCAGAACCAATTGCAGATAAAACATTTGCTATTTCATCTTCCATTCCAGATAGAGACATTACTTCACCAACCATGTTGGCATAACTAATTTTTGTTGTTAGATAACAATTTACTGCCAACTTGACAAGTTCGGCAGCAGTGGTTGACATTCTACCCCAACGAGGTGGTTTGATTTGAATACCCTCATAAATTTTTTGCATTAATGCAAAAGTATTATCGTCGGCACCACCAATCAAAATCATATCTGCATTCTGCAAATCACGAATAATTGATCCTTGAGCAATAAACTCTGGATTATATACAACATTCATGCCAAAGTAATCCAGTTCTTCTGCAAATTGTTTGCAATCGCCAGGATTAGTAGTGCATCCTATTACAAGTGTTTTACCATTCAATTTTGCTGATGATTTTTTAAAGTCCTCAATGACTTCCCAAACGGAACTCACATCATAAGAACCATCGTCAAGAGAAGGAGTTGCAACGAGACAAATAATAAAGTCACACTCGTTGATAACACGCTGATTTTCTGTTGTTGCTTCAAACTTTTTAGTTCGTTTGAGATACCATTCAACATCTGGTTCATTAGTATCAATTCGTTTTTCGTTTAACTTAAATACGTAACTATCTCTAATGTCAGACACTAAAACATCATATCCTGCACTTTCAATCAAAAGAGCAAGACAAATTCCAAGTCTTCCTGCACCAATAAGTCCAATTTTCATAGTTTAAAAGTCGGAATAGGGTTCATCTTGTGCTTGTTCTTACAATTATAATCATGCAAGATTCTGACGGCAGGACCAGTACCATGTTCCATGGCATATTCTAAGTCCTCATAAGATGCACCAATCTGATCTTCATCAGTTCGTCCATCATTCCACAGACCATCCGTTGGTTTTGCATCTACAATGCTCTGATTTACATTAAGATGCTTTCCAAGTTCCCATACTTCAGTTTTGTATAAGTCTGCGATGGGTGCTATATCAACACCGCCATCACCATATTTAGTGTAGAAACCTATACCATAATCTTCAACCTTATTGCCAGTGCCAACAACAATACCACCAACAGATCCGGCAATTTGATACAGAGTCACCATACGAAGACGAGACTTTGTATTTGCATTGGAAAGTTCATTACCATTAAATGAATCACCAGTCCACCAGGTTAAACTGTGCATGAATTGATCATAGACACTCGATAGTTCTACACGAACATAGGTGACATTCTCATACTTTTCATCCAGAGACTTACAGTGATCGACCGACAACGTGCTGTTTTCAATTTTAGAATGAAGTGGCATAGCAACCACGTAGGTTGGCAATCCAGTTTCAGCACAAAGACTTGAAACTACAGCAGAATCAATACCACCAGAGACTCCTACTACAAGAGATTTAATTTGATTCTTATTCGCATAATCACGAACCCAATCTACAATCCTTGTTTTTAATGTGGTGTAATCTTCTACCCTATTCATGATGGACCATCCAGTTTTTGATAGTGTAATTGTCTCCAACATTGAGAGGAGCATAGGTTCGACAACCTTCAGCGAAGACTGGTTCTCCTCCCAGATTATAGGACACATTCTTCTTATTGTAAATGATATCGTAAAAATCTGTTGGAATTTTATCCCAAAGTGTTGGCATCACCACTTCAGCTCTACACCCACCAAACCACCAGGAGCACTCGGAGAAAGAAGTTCCCCATGTGAGAATCAACTTCTTATAACATTGAGACAACAAATACATATCAAGAAACGCACTGATTGTTTGACTCACATTATCAGTGTGATTATCATGTCTAACAATATCATTTCTAGGAAATGTAATAATTTGATCCGGATACTTTGATTTGTAATGACTAACTATCGGTTCGTGGTCAGTGGCAAGAAAAAACTTTTGAGTTGTAGGATACTTTTCAATTTCTTTTTCAAATCCTTCATAGTCCATCCAGACACTACGACTTCCGTCATCGACTGGAGGAAGATTAGTTCTGACATGGATTCCAACCATATTATCCTTGTCCCAGTCTTTTGTGAACTCATCAACAATACTTTGAATCTCTGGGCGAATCTTCAGTTTCTGCCATACAGGAAGATACTTGTCGATAAAATATTGAGGAGTGTCATTATATAATTGGTCAATAGTCTTATACTCATCACAATATTGAACCTCATCTTCATTCACCAGAAGTCGCCATCCGGAATGAGTCCATGGATGAATTTTAATATCCTCATCCTTATTACACAACTTGAAATTTTCAAAGAGGTGCATGTCTGGTTCTTTTTCAATCAAGAGTTCATCATACCTTTGCAGATAAGACACGTATAACTTAATTCTATTACCTAGTCCTGCAGACTTTAATACTACAAACTTACTCATAGGTTTTCACGAATCCAATCCGAGACATCAATCTTGGGAGTCCAACCAAGAACTTCTTTTACCTTATCTATATTGGCAAAGGTCGTTTCCATTTCACCTTCTCTCTTCGGAATATAAACCTGATCATTAGAAATCAAATCTGCAATTTCCTGAATAGAGATGCTATTGCTACTACCAACATTAAAGACCTGACCATAGTATTCATCAGGAATATCCGTGGTGGCAGCAAGAATATTTGCGGCAGCAACATCCTTTACATGAATGAAGTCTCTTCTTTGAGACCCATCACCCACAATCGTGAGAGACTTACCTTCATTCTTCTGCTTCAGGAAGATGCCGATGACTGGTGCATACTGACCAAAGACGGGAGACCTCTCCCCATATACATTAAAGTATCTGAATACCACTGTCTTGAGTCCATACAAATCGGTATACATTTTACAGAACTTTTCTGCTGCAACTTTGGATGCAGAATATGGATTCAGACAATCATCTGGTTGAGTTTCCACATTAGGATATGAATTCATTCCATATCCGGAAGATGTAGAAGAATACATTAACTTCTTTACACCTGCTTCTCTGGCACATTGAAGAACTGTTGTAGTTCCAACGCAGTTTTTTACAATAGCTTCGATTGGATTTTCAATTGCAGGTTGAAGACGTGATTCTGCTGCCAGATGGAAAACATAATCAACGTTTATCATTGCAGTTTTCATCAAGGAGTAATCAGTTACATCTGCATTGATGTTAATTGCATTGTCGTTCCAAAAAAACTTTTCATTACTTGCACTTTCATTATCAACGCAGACAACTTCATGTCCTTGTTCGAGTAGAGCATCTACTAGATTAGATCCAATGAATCCTGCTCCTCCTGTTACTAAACTTCTAGTCATAATTTTCAGATGCCCTTGGTAAAATTGATTTAAAAATATCTGTTTTTAGTTTTGTAGAGGAATAGTTATGTCCCTCTCTATCCAACCAAACAATATCAATATCTAATTCTTTTCCTGAATATGTCCCGTCCTTATAATCTGTTCCCAAGAATCTAATATCATAATCATAAAGATAAGAAAGAAATGTATCTTCTGCTTGATACACTACGACATCATCAACATACTTGATTGCCTTGAGAATCTCCTTCCTCTCTTCAACGGTTTGAACTGGTTTCAGTTTATGTGGTCGTGCCATCGAAGGGTCTTCGTGTAATGCAACAGTCAGATGATTGCAGTGTTGCTTTGCATCAGCAAACATTCTGATGTATCCGGGATGTATGACATCAAATGCACCGGCAATGATGCCTTTGGTTTGTGGTAGTTGTTGTTGTTTCAACCATTCATTTACATTAATGCCCTTATCATCGATGAAAATATCAGCAGTGGGTTTGTGAAACATTGGTTCAAGTTCATGATACTTGTAACCCCACATTGCAAGTTGATTGCGAGTCAAGTCTGAATGATTAATACCAGACCCTCTACCACGAGCAGTCATCATAATAATATAATGCCCTTCATCATAAAGGCGATTAACTAGTTTAACCATCCATGGAAATGGAGTTGCATCTCCATATCTCATTCCATGTCCATCTGGATTGGAAGGTGTATGGCAAAGTGTGCCATCAATATCAAAACAATATTTCATACTACTCCATGTAGAAAAATTTGGTGAACACATTCTACTACACCATAATCTTGACTAGAGATGTAGTAATTCCAAAGAGCATTGGTTGCCCTAGTTCTAATAGTATTTTCGGGAGAGAACCCTGTCAAAATACCATAGTTGACCTTGTTTTCTTCACACCAGGTTAGACAATTCAAAATGTTCTTTGATTCTCCACCAGAACTCATCAGAACAACAAGAGTTTCATCCTCCACATAATACTCTAGAAACTTTTGATATGCATTTTCATACCCAAAATCATTTGTGAGCATGGTGAGCATTGATGGATCAGAAAGAATTGAAACTTTCTTACCTCTAAACTTCATATAATCTTGAGAAATGTGAGAGGCAACTGAACTACTGCCTCCGTTGCCAAGGATGATAATTCTGCTGTGATTTTTGAATGCTTCTTGAAACTTCTCAAACTCATTGCCCATGTGGGCACATTCAAGAACTTCAATATACTCTTTAAATGGATTCATAATTCAGTCCCAGTTAGATGGAATACGCTGTTCGTGGTTTTGTTTTTTTCTTACACAGAAATAAATGTTTGCACCTTTGTTGTCATGGTTGCTGAACTGAGCATCACCAAAGAGATAACCAAAGTATAATCCATTCTCTGTGCCAACCACACCTGCTGCTTCATGATAGCACTGTGGTTTCACGCTGTCAGGATAGTTCCTGCCTACAGGATAAGAGTGCCAATCATTCTCGACACAGAGTTCAAATCCATTATCAAAAAAGATATTGACCCACTCTGCAGAGTTGAACATTGACCTATGACGAATTACAAGTTCACCATTCTTCATTTCATAGTCGGGGATGGTTGCAAGAACGCAGCAGAACACACCATCATCGGTCAAATGATTCTTGACATTATCAAACCAGACACCTAGATCATCAGGATGAATGTGCTCAATAACATCCCAACTATGAATATAATCAAACTTCATGTCTTCACCATCTTCTTTCAGTTGAAATGGTTTTGACAAATCTACGTTGAACAGATTCTTATTGTGATACTTGTCCCAGTTATGAGATCCTGCTCCGGTAAGAACATGAGTAGAACCCTCAAGTCCTACGGCAACATATCCGTCTGCAATATAATCTGCAATCATCTGTGCTCCGGCACATCCCATATCCAATACTTTGAACGGACCATCAAAGTAATTCTTTACTGCATTGACATAATCAACATTGGTGCGATTATCTACAATCGTTCCTGCTGGTGCAATGTGATCGGGAGAATCAATTGCTACAGGATTTTCTGTTTCTAAAGTAATCAAAGACATCTACCCATAACCCCATTTGGCGATACATTTATTCTAACAGATTCATAAGGAATATTCAAGTTGTCCTTATCAGAGAATACTAGGAAAAATCCCCCATTACCTGCCCCACATAATTTATGCGACAAGACAGAGGCATTATTTTCCAAAGTATAATCAATCTCTTTAATTGTTTCGTTCTCACATATCGAACTACTTGTCTCTTTCTTTTGCTGCCATCCCTGATTCAAATAACCAAAGAACAACTCATAGTTTTTTTGGGCAAGACTTTGGTATGCAAAAGCAACAGTTTCTACAATTGGTTTTACTTTCTCTAAATTATCAGTTATATTTTTGAGTATCTTTTTAGAGTTTCTAGTTACACCGGTAAAAACAAGATGAGTATCATACTTTTCAAATAGTTCTGTTGAAAGAAACTCATACTTAATACAATCTCCATCATTCATGAATTCAATTCTCTTGAATCCCCCAACACCACAACCATACGGGTCTTGATATCCGCAGTAAGGATTGTAAATTCTTTCAAGTTCGTATGCCAATTTACATATCTCACTCTCCGTCATTGTAATTTTTAAAAACAAACAACATGCCTTGATAAGACTTATTGTATAAGATGACGAAGATGCCAATCCACTTCCCTGTGAGTAGGCATCACTGGTCAGAGTAACTTGCACCGGTGGCATATTAAAATGTTCCAGCACAGTTCTTACAACTTCATTCTGTATATCCTCAACATTGGAGACCTCTTCCCTCTTTGAATAGTTGATAATATATTTGTGTTGTTCTTTATTGAAACCAATTTTATCCTGACTGATAGTTACATATGTTTTAAGATCACATGTAAAACTAATTACAGAACCATACCCATACTGCTTTACAAAATATGGATTATCAGTAGAACCCCCAAATAAGGATATTCTTAATGGACAACTAGCAATTAACATACTTTTTCAGATACTCTTGATTGGAATAATATTCTTTCAACTCTTCGCCAGACATGTTCTGAATTGATTCCCATACCTCAAAGTTTTTCTTCATGTATGGATTACCCTGAACAGAATTTGGCCAGGAGTTTCTACCTCGACTATGTTCCAGGTGATAGACTTGATGATCTATCCTACCAACATTATACCCCATTTTCTCAAATCTATAGAATCTCTCCTTATCTTCAGGTGAAGAACCTCGGAAGTTTTCATTCTCCATCCCTGCTTCAATATAAGACTTTCTGTTTACAAACTGAACATGACCATATTGAGCATCATACATTCTAGACTTATTATCAAGAATATTGAAATCAAAGTCGCTAGAAATAAATTCACTGACATCATTATCATCAGCAAATACTTGCTTTTGATACTCACCGAACCCGTATGGATATACAATATCACATCCATTCATGACCATCTCAACCGATTCAGTATATGTTTCTGGTTTGAATAGAACATCACCATCATAGTTGGCAATGACTGGAGTGTCTGCCATGTCAATCATTTCATTAAGAATCTTCATCCTATAAAATACAGGATCATCTGATTGCTCAAACACATGAACTAATTTGTTGAGTGAATCCCCAAGGTAGTCTTTGATCTGTGGCAGAATATCTTTTTCAAATACAGAATCTACATCCACTTCTTTGAGAATGACTTTTGTGTCAAAGTTCTCAAGAAGATAGCATAAAACTGTGATGACATTACGCATCCTATCTTCACTCTCAATCCTTACAGGAATGATGAAAGTGCAATTCTTAAGGTCGATCATTTCGTGCAGCAGAAATATGCGGACTCATCCCATCCTTTATAACCAGGAATGTTGCCAGAGTATCCGGCACCACGAACAATGTGATTAAAAAGATATCCGAAATGATTTTCATCGTGAAGTCCTTCCTCAAAGATTTTAAATCCGGCAGATTCAATTTTCTCCTTCCACCAGGTGGCAGGAAATACTGATTGATGAAGAGTAAAAAGTTTACCCTCATATCCAATTGTTCTATCTTCAGGTGCAAAAGGTGGCACCATGTCCTCACCCTTCTCATTCCTTACATCAGGAACAAGAGATACACCGAATACACAAAGACCACCTTCTTTCAGATGCTTGAAGATATTCTTGAGCATATTGTCAATATCTTCGGGTGCAATATGCTCAAAGACTTCCTCTGAATGAATGAAATCAAACTCCATGGGTTCTCCATTATCATAGAGTTGATAGTCTTTTGTAATATCACAGAGGAATAGATTCTTATTGTGATACTTATCCCAGTTCTCTTTACCAACACCCTCAAGAGAGTTACTACTGCCCTCCAGTCCTACACCAATATCACCTCTATTAATAAAATCAACAACAAATTGAGCACCAGCACATCCAAGGTCTAACATGGCAATCTGCTCATTCTCAAACCCATCCTTAACTTCTTCAATCAATCCTTGTGAAGTGAAGTTGTCTCTAATTGCACCAACAGGGCAGATATGATCCGGAGAATCATCTGCTACTTGTTTTGTTGCTTCTAATGTAATCATTTTTTTACGTAAATCAGATCGTTAAAGTTGTTCAGTTCTTGTTCACAATTAATTGGTTTTGGTATAATCACCTTTGATTTACACCCACTCATCCACCATGCAAGTTCATCAAAAGAGCTGGCATATGTGCCAATAATTCTAGCACACTTGGATAGTATCAACAACTCAATAAAGGCATCAGTGGTCAATTGAATATCATCATGATGTCCAGACTCTGCTAATCTGGGATCATTGAATATTTGCCTGTCATAAGTAATGACTCTATCACCATACCTATTCAAAAAATGTTGTTGAACATCAGAGTTGTCAGAACAGAAAAAGAATTTTTTGTCTTCTGCTAATCTATCTATCTCACTTTCAAAGATACTATTATCATGAAATACTTTCTTGGCACAATACCATGATCTGATATGAACACCCACCATGTCATCCCAAGATTCAGTAAACTCATTTACATAATCAAGAATGTCCTGATTGATTTCTAGAGTTTTAATTAGATTGAGATACTTATCCACAAAATATTGTGGAGTATTCTCATACATCAAATCAATTGTTTTGTAATCATCAATATATTTTTCTTCTTCAGTATCAACATGCAGTCTCCAATCTTCTGGATAAGGATTTACAACCTCATCTACTTTGGAGATAGATGGAAATAAAAACGAAATAGTATCATGTGGTGTATAAACCTTATCATGCTGTGCCATTGCACTCAATAGATTTTTAATTCTATTGGCAATACCAGCATGACTTACAACTGTTACTTCCATTCAATCTTCTCCCATTCCTCTGGATACAAATCATCAACACTAATATGAGAAAGTCCGGGTCCATACCAGGGCGATGGTAGTATAACTCGCTTACCATCTCCAGTTCCTAACCAAGCACCCCACCATCCAAATGTGCTATTGGAGATGATGAAGTCTTGGCACCTAGACATCAGACATAAGTCAAAGTGCCCTTTATATATTCCTTCAGGAACAACCTCATTGAAGATGAAGTTGTCACCTTGAAAGAGTTTTTGTTTCTTACAGAGATCAATACTATTTGAACAAATGATGTAAGTTCTATCCTTACCCATAGATTCAATTGCTTTCTCATAGAAATCAAGAGAAACATTGATGTGATTGTTCTCACAATTTGGATAATCAAACTCTGGATTGAAATCTCTGACCAGAATACATACAGGTTTTTGATCAAGATACTGCTTGAAATGTGATTCAACCTCTTTAATAATGTGTTTCTTGAATCTAAAGTCCAGTCGAATTAATTTCTCTGCATTCTTGAAATACTTTTCTGTCTGGAAGTATCCGTTCAGAGATACATGATTCGGACACTCATTGAACAACTCCTCACAGAACTCATGAGATTCGTGCAGGTCAACTTCATCACCATCAATCAGTCCATACCTATCACCACAATGAAGCATCTCAAAGCAGTGCTGCAATTGATGATACTCCGTGATGATATTTGGACCGGACTTGCGATCAAAGTATGTTGCCTCTGAGTGATCAGGGATTCTAAAATCAAATCCACCTTGTTTGGCAATACCCACCAGGGCAGCATACTGAAACATCTGGTTTCCTAGTCTCCCATTCGTGCCCAGATTATTCATCCCAATTGTCATAATACTATCCCCGCATTTTGTTCCTTGAGTCTGTCATCAATTATATCACCAACATCTAATGAATAGAAAGCATGCCATCCTCTCCTGTTTCCAGTATACCAGTGATTGCAATCACCTCTATCCATCTTAACAGTTTCCCAGTATTCTCTAGATTGTAACTGATAATGATTCAATAGCAACTCTGGGTCTTTTTCATTTGTTTTATATGAGAGATTAATAGTCTGACCACTATTAATTGCATCATGAACGGCAAAGTGTTCGATGCCAAAGTCAGTATTTACAATACATTTGGGGGCATCTAGGTTCTGCCACTCTGGTTCATCCTGTCCGTTTGGGTTGGCATGACTATACAATGTAGCCCAGACTCTTACATTATACTCTGCTCTCTTATTAAAGTTATTAACAATACCACCTTCAGGGTGTTCAATAAAATCATTAGAGTTAAACCATACCCAATTGGTTATCACCCTACCATAGTCTTCATATTGTTTCAGAATCTTTTTGATGTCAACAACCTTTGGACTATACAGAAACTCATCTACATCAACCTGTGCAATCCACTTGGATTCTTTTGCAATGGGAAGGAAATACTTATTCGTGACATGAATCTGTCTGCCGGTAAATCTTTCCTCAACATCACTCTTAAACAAAGTCACATATCCAGAATCAATATAAGGTTGCAGGATGGGTAGATAATCATCATCACTGAAATCATCCACCAAATAGATATGATCTGCTCCGTGCAACTTATAGTGTTCAACCCATTCCTTTAATGTCCAACTCTCATTCTTGAACATTGCGGCAACTGAAAAGTAATACTTATGACTCATCTGCTAATACCATGCTTCTTGAAACAATACTGAAACTCTTCTTCAATCTCCTCCTCCGTCACTTCTGCCATCAGAGTATCATTATCTCTAACTCTATTGGCAATCAAAGTGTCACGATAGAAGATTGGCATACCATAGTTTAACACATTCTGATAGTAGAAATCCACATCCAGTAACATTCGGAGTTCTGGATCATATCTCACTGCCACTTCCTTTTTAATTGCGGTTACTGATACACCACCAATAAAGTTGTATCCCGGTTCTAGCATAATCTTATCGTCCCATCTTGGATACATGGGATTGAAGAATGTATGTCCATCATCGCGAGTATGAACTGCACCACATACAAACCATTTCGCATCCGAGTTTGTCATGGCATCATACATCTTCTCCACTGCCTCTGTATCATAGAAGAAGTCGTCTTGTTGAAAGATTTTAATAATGTCACCACTACAATTGTCAATCGCATTGTTAGTATTGATAGAAGGATTACCTCTACCATTCTCATTGCGAATGTATTTGATGTTCAGGTTGTGCTCATTCTCTTTGCAGTAATCTTCAATGACATCAATCTTACTGTGGTCTGAAACAACAACTTCAATATCCTTAAATGTCTGAGCAGCAATAGTCCTGAACATATCATCCAGAACTTCTACTCCTCTACCATAATATTCAAATGTCGGACATGCTATTGATACTTTCATAATACTTCCCACTCTGGACAATAAAGATCTTTTGTATCATGATTTAGATTAGGACCAAACCATTTCTTGGGTGCAATCACCTTACCTCTGTTTGCCAACCATGCACCCCACCAAGAGAATGATGAGTTGGCAATAATAAAATCACTGCACATAGACATCAGGCACAAATCATAGAACTGATTGCCACCTTCTGACACGGCAAATCTATCACTCTCAAACAACTCTTGCTCTTTACACCACTCCGAATCATTAGAAAATATTATAACCTCTCTCTCATCATTAAAGTTTTTTAATGCTTCGGCATAATATTCGAGTTCTAATGGGGGATGATTGCCAGAGTTGTGAAGAAAATCACCTCTGCGAACATGAAGTGCTATTGGATTATCAAATCCCTCCATGATTGCACTACACTCTTCTACAATTTCATCATGAAAAGAAAAGTCTTCTCTTATCTCATCCTCAATGTGCTTAAAGTATTTTTCAGTCTGAAAAAATCCCCACAAAGAAAAATTTTCTGACCCATTAAGATCAAAAAATTCAGGGATAAATTCAAATTTTGGTTCTTGAACATACTTGTCTGTTTGCAGAGTTCCAAGATTAGTGGCACTCGCAAGTTTAAATGCATCAAATAATAGAATCGTATATCGATTACCAATACCATCATCAAAGACTTCTTGGTGATTGGGAATCATAAATGGTGAACCTACTTTAGATGCAATACCTTTAGTAGCAGCATACTGGAACATCTGGTTTCCCATTTGTCCCAGTTTGCCCAGATGATTAAATGCTATAGTCATCGCGAAACAATCATCTCTCCGTGCAATCCATTACGAAGAACCTCAAACTTATAGTTGTTCTTCTCAATCCACTCTTTACATGCAAGTCTTTCGTGTGCATCATAGTCAGGTTCGTGTCCGTGCCAGTCATCAAACCTCATATAAATTGAATCCCACTCACACTTATCAACAAACTTCAGAGATGAAACTGTTGGTTCATAGATGTCAACATCAATATGCACAGCACAAATCTTACCGATTTCATACTCTTCGGGTTCGGTGAGTTTGTGAACATCCTCAACGACAATACCAATATTGTCCCATTGAGAAAGGTCTTCAATCACACGATCATAGGTTTGAGGATACTCTGGACCATTAAGGCAGAATGCACCTTCATGCCAACCAGCATAATCAGGAATGAATTGTGAAGTTTGCTCTAGTCCTTGGAAGTGATCAAATCCATGAATCCTCTTATCAGGATTAATGAATGCAATGTCACGAATAGTTCCGCCACATGCAACACCAAACTCCAGAACATCACCCTCAAGATTTTTACTCTTAAGAATCGCAGCCCACTCAATGTGAGTCATGGGATGAACAGGGGCATCAGATGGAAATACATTATCCTCTTCAGACCAGGAGGGTGGTTCATATCCCACAGCACCAGTATTCAGAAGATAGTGATTCTTCTTGTGATACTCGGAGATGACTTTCATTGCCTCGGCACCACCAGTCATATCATCATCAGTCACATTCCGAAAAATGTCCATGAAGTATGGTGTGGAATGATCAATATCGAATCTCATTTTAACTCCTTAATTAATTACTACGCCAGCAGGCAAATTGCCATGATATCCAAAAGGTATTATACCACGATTGACATCTAATGGACTTTCATGAGAGAAGTCTTTTGCAACCTCGATGGGTGCAAACTTACATCCCTGCTCTTCAAAAATGTGTCTGTTATGTACACAGATGTTTCCATCTTCATTCCAATTGACACCGCCAAACATTTTATAAAAATCATTCATGGCAACAACATCAAACGGAACATCAACTTTACTAGGAACCTCAAGGAGTTTCTTACTTCTCAATGAGAATCCACCGTTCCCAACAGCAATGTGTTCCCCAAAAGGAGTCACAAATCCTTGCTCTCTCCATGGCCAGGGAGCACCAATATAATCATAATCAAAGAAATCATCTCTCCATGCACTAGGATTCAAGATGAAACCATCATGTTGGATTGTAAGAACAAAGTCAGTATCAACATGTTCTGTCAGATGATAGATCATGTATCTGGCATAGTCCTTCATGTTGTTGATGGAAATATTAGGTTCCTCACATACTATGCCATCTGCAAGGAGTTCCTCACCACGCTCTTCAATAATTTCTTTCGAAGTTACAAACCTAACAGCACCAAACTCTGCACTTTCGATACATGTGTAGAGTGCTCGGATTGTATCCTCAAGTCCATTGTCAATAGACTTCTCCTGCTCACCATCCTGAAAATCTTCAGCAGCAATCTTTGATTTGTCCCAAGGAACATAGATTGTAAAGAGAGTAACTTTCTTTAGGTCTAACATTTATACTCCAACATAATGTGCTCTGTATCTTTCTTCCGCAGTCTTTGTGATGTCAGTCATGTAATACACTGCGAAACTTTTTCTCATCTTACCTGCAGGCGGATGGATTGGTTCTGGAAATCCGTGCCATGAGTTTTGTGTAGTGTCAAATAGAACTGCTCTATTAAAGATTGGTTCTACTTCCAGTATCTTATCTTTTGGTTTTTTCTTTTCATCATGATTTGACCAGAACTGAAGACTACCACCCCAGGCAGGATCATAGTCTTCTTCAAGATATAAGATAAGATTCAGTTTTCTCTGCAAGTCCAGTTTAGGGTGAATAGAATAATCAAGATGAACTGATAGTCTACCACCTTTTCCATGCATGTGCCAACCCCCACCGTGCAATCCAATGTCAGGATACAAAGGATTAACTCCGGTGATGTTAGAAAGTTTAGAAATAAAATTAGATGCCAGTAAATTAGTAAAGACTTTGTAAGTTAAAGGTGGGAATCTATCCCACTTATTACATGTCTTTTTTTCAGCAATCCATCCTTGATAATGAACAATGTCCTCTGCAGGACTATCATAATCAATAAACTCTTTACTGAGTTGTCTTGCATTCTCAATATCTAAAAAATTATCAATAATCCAATAATCAAAAGGATTATTACCAGATTTAATATTGTCAACATTAAACATCATACAACTTCTGGTTTATCAAAATAGAAAGCATGTCTTTTTCTATACTCTCTGTATTCATCCTTACAATCCACACCACTCATCATGACACCTTTTGTATCCATATAATCCCAATCATCTACAATATTGTCATCACCTCGCCAGTATCCATCGGAACGCTTGTAGTCATTCCAATACTTTGGAGCAATAACAATCTCTGCCTTAGTATTAGTCCATGCAGGCCAAAAGGCAAAGGTGGATGAAGTAATAATAGAGTTGACTGCATTATTAAGAATAGAATAATCAATACCGATTGGACCACCCCTATATTCATAGAACCCTGAACCTTGAAGATGAGCAAGAGGATCAACTTCACTGGTTGCAGAAGAACCGATAATCGGAGCCCAAGGAATAAACTTTCGTGCATTCTCTGGATCGTCTGTAATCACACCAAACTTCATGTTAGGATTAATCTCCAACATTCTATCTGCTGCCATTCTGTAATACTCAGGAGGACACCAGGCAGAGGTGATAAGATACTCACCACCCCTAAATTGAATTACACAAAAATCATTACTACTATATTCTGTGACTGTAATACTAGGTTTCAACCACTGAATGATATCATTACGACGATCATTAATATACCTCAATCTCTGGAATGTTCCGTCAACCTTAGTATTATCTGGAATCGTATTATAAAGGAGGTCATCATAGATCATTGCGTCTTCGCCAGACAGAGCATGAAGACCTAAAGGATATTCATCGACTCTTTCTCTGGCATAATACTCAATACCATCAGGAAGCACATCTGGTTCCTGACCCTCAACACTTGTTCTACCACCAATTACTTCATCACCAAAATCAATGTTTGGTAGGAACTGACATCCTTTAAATGTTTTCAACCCAACAGATGGCACTTTACTACTTCCTTGAGCACTATTACTAGCGTCTCTTCGCACACCCCACCTAAATCCACGATGCTCGGCAATACATCGTGGTGCTACGATATTCCACAACTGGTTGCCAAGACCAGAACCATTGTAAATTTCAGAAACAATCATTTAATTAAGTGCGAATATTTTTCTTGGTTGTCAATAATATGTTGTGGGAATGAATCATCAAGTTCCACTCTTTGATAAGAGATATGAGACCTGTTCAGAACATCCTTTCCACTATCCAGATTTTTTGAGATGTTCTCAGTCACCTCTGGAATATCAAATTGTCTATCACAGAATGAATTTATCTTCTGTCGGATGTGATCCTCATTACCCAAATACGTAAAGTGCCATCCACCATTAGTTATAATAGATCCAGAGATCTTATTTTCGTCCTCAGTTCCCTCTCGTATATCATCAACTGTGGTGTTCTTGACATACTTATAAGTTGCTGCTCGACTACCAAACCACTTATTAGAGTATAGGTTATTTACCCAATATGCATAGCAAGATTGTTCAAATGTAAAGTGAGTGTCATCAGACACCCACTCAGATGCATGTTCTATGATTTCTGGATTGGGAATTTCATCACCATCACTCATTAAAATAAGATCTTCATCACTGAAAATCTCAGGTCTTACCATGGCATTTCGAGAATAGATTTCTCTGTGCCATGGACTCTCACATTCTGGAATGGTAATTTGGTTTAGGATAATCTTATCCTCCCACTTGGCAAACCTATCCTTGTTATTCAAAAAGTGACTCTCCTTGGGCAATCCAGAGAAAGTCACATCACCTTCAGTAATAACAAACTTGTCAACATAATCATTCAAGATATTCATTCTTATCTCTAAGAGTTCTACCTCATGGTTAAAAATAAAACAATCAAATATTTTCATAGTCCCCCCTCATTGCATCAAATACTTTACGAATACCTACATCAATACCAGTTTTTGGCAACCACCAGGAAGAGATGAACATATCTGCTTCGTTTCTCTTATCCATCTGAACACTATCTTTTGCAAGACCTGGTTTAATTTTTACATCATACTTTTCAATCATGTTAAAGCAACCTTGAATGATTGCAGCAACATCTTTGATAGAAGTCGAATTAAATGATGTAATATGAAGTGGATCTTCTGGTTTGAAGTCAGTGAAGTTCTCCATGACTGTTTCCAGTGCCTCACAGCAGTCCTCAGCATACAGGAACTGACGCTCCTCTGTGCCGTCTGTCATCATCTCAAACTCCCCCTCCTCAAATCCTTTACGGATGAAGTCAGTAATAACGTGTGCTTTCTCCATATCATTCTCAATACCATACACATTCCAGAACTTAACAGTCAGTCCTTTGAGTGCAGTGGTGTGGAGTTCACCAACACGCTTCATCACACCATAAGGTGAGTAAGACATGTTACTCATCTGCGAAGATGCAAATACAAATCGTTTATTATACTTCTTCAGTAGGGCAAACGTATTTGCCATCATACGGGTATTGTTATTGATGAACTGGAAAGTATGCTGATACTTCTTCAGGTAGTGTGAACCACCTACATCAAATGCAAGGAAGAATACAAAGTCTGCCTTCTTGATAATACCTTCGACATAGGTATTGGGTGTAACTCTCAGGTCGTTCTGAACACCATCAACGATATCAACACCCGTAACTTCATGGCCTTTTTCTTTTAAATACTCTTTCAAGTATGCACCGATCTGTCCAGCAGATCCCAAAATAACAACATTCATTTAATTACCACCTAAAACTCTATTGAGTGATCTTGTTTTTAATGCATTATATTCATCGGATTGCCAAGCATTTCCATTACTTGCATTTTTATAATGCAGAACAAATGCATCCTCCATATTATCATCTTCCTCAAACTTTATCAAGTCAATAAAAGTTGGTTTGGGAAACTGGTATTTACTTGCATAGTCAACCATGTAAGTAAAACAATTATAGACATACTGCCAATAGTTTTCTCTTTCCTTTTGATGTGGGAAAGTTCGAGTATCAGAGTGTTGATAGTCAAGGATATGAAACTCCTTCTCTAGAAGATTCACATGCATTGGAGAACAACCGTTGAATCCCATTTCAATATACCCAGGAGGAGGACTATGTTTGTCTCCAGAATCAGCATCTCTTTGAACACTCACCTGGTCCATGTATTTAATTTTTAATTCATTCTGATAATCGGTGAGATACTTATGTCCTCCCCCACCAACATCACATGGTTGACCACTGAATACTCCAAGGTCCCACTTAAGTTCAGAGGGATTGGGTAGATTAGGAATAT